CTATCCGCGCTCATCATAAGAGAAAAGCAATTGAATGGGGAGTAGTAAAAAAGTTTGCTCCCGGTATGATTTTAGGAACTTTTTTAGGAGTATTTATACAAAAGGCCGTCCTACTTAAACCCATCAAATTTAGTTTTGTCAAATTTAGAAGAACCAAACATTTCTTCTTCACGTTCAATAAATCTACTCTTTTCTATTACTGGGCCATCCATAATATCTCCTTGTGCAGAATCCTCAACATCATATAGTTTCATACGGGAACGATCAACCCCAACAACAAACCTACGATTAGAGCCGGGATCAGAGTATCTATTCTTAAGCTGTTTAACCATAATTTGACCCATGTCTTCCAATTCTTCGGACGAGATGAGCGCAAACATAAAATCAGCTGTGGCTGGGAGTCCAAAGGATTCTGATGTATCCTCCAATCCCACGTCGCTGTTCGAATATCCACCTCTAGTTGTTTGAGTTGCAGAGACGATAGGAACATTGTTCTCCACTGCAAGCCCTCTGAGTTCTTCTGCGATTGCTTTGATAAGGGTATAAGAATTGACGTTGGAACCATTTTTTATCCTTGATGATATACAAATATTGAGATAATCAATGTAAATAATATCTGGAATAAAGTTTTTCTTGATTTTAAGTTCATTGATTAAGTGCCGGAAGTTAGCAGAACCTGCACATGCAGTCGGGTATTCTTTAATTTTCAGCTTACCCTTTACCTTGTCTGCAATTCTGTTAATCTTTGTCTTGTAAGCTTCTTTTGAAAGCATTGCGAGTTGATCAACAGGAACATCAAGAAGGTTAGCATCAATACGTTCTGCAATTCTTTCTTCTGCCATTTCCATAGTGATATATAGAACGTTGTATCCAGCCATTAAATTAGCTGCAGCCATATGACACATAGCAAGAGATTTACCAACACCAGTACCGGCAAGAATAACGTTAAGTGTTTTCTTTGGTAAACCGCCGTTTGTGATTACATTCATATAATGAAGGTCAAACGGAATACGAACTTCTCTGGTATGGTAGAAATCATAACGAGAAATAGCATCATCAATGAAGTCGTGACCAATATGAGTATCGAAAGATACACCAAGAGCATCGGTCAAAAGCTGAGGAATTGCACCCTTTGAAATAGAATTATGTTTATCATTGATAATCTCAATTGACTTCATAATACTATTGTAGAGAGCCTTTTCTTGACAAAACTCTTCTGTCTTATCAACGATCCAATCTAGATTGGAAGCGCTCTGCGGTTCATCAACCAAACTTTCAAGTGTTTGCTTACATTCTTTGAAACCCTGCTCATTGATCCCGTCTTTGTTTGAAAGCTCAATCATAAGAGCTTCAATACTAGGAAAGCTGTTGTATTCTTTTACATAGTTTTCAATAAGATTGAATATGATCTTATCGGAATATTGGCTGAAATATTCTTCTTTGAGGAAGGGCATGACCTTGCGGCCATACTCTTCGTTTTTAATTAAGTTGTTGAATATCAGATTCTCTATCGTCATCAGCATCCTCTAAGATAGAATTCATAGACATTTTATATTTTACTTCGATGTCTTTTGCGAAGTTGGTATTCATAAGAATATCTTTCCAAAATTCACCGTTGTTATCAATCTCTTTTGCTCTATAATTCTTAGAGAGGACTTCACCAGTTTCTTTGTCAATGCGGCAATACCAACCTTGTTTAGGCTTATGAATATACCCCATTTCGAGAGCCAAGTCAAGTAGTCCTGACCATCTATTGATGCCACCCTCAAAAGAAATAGTGATCGGAACTTTGCTCTTCTCGCGGACGTAACGAGACTTTTCAATGTTAATTACAAAGTGATATCCTGCAATCTCAGTGCCGTCTTTATCTTGTTGGCGTCCAAGAATCCAAATGTTATCTGCGCCGTAGTAAGCACCAGTACCACCAGAAACGATATCCTTTGGAAACAAACCAATTTCTTTATAAGTGTGGTTAATACAAACCATTGGAATGTCTTTTAGAGACAAGTGTGGTGTCACCATACGGAACAGTGATTTAAGTTGCTTAGCACGTGTCATATCTGCAACACTCTTTTCGCTTAGAGCGTCTTCGATTTCTTTCTTAGAAGCCAAGTTGCCGATAGAGTCAACAATGATCATTATCTGATCTTCTCTGCCGATTTCTTTAAGCTGACTCATAACATCAAATTTCAATTCTTCAACGTCAGTGATTGGTGAATGAACAACCGAATCAAGAGGAATGTTGAAAGTCTTGAAATATGACTGTGGCGTACCAAACTCGGAATCATAAAATAGAATAATACCTTCTGGATATTTCTTCAAGAATGCAGATGCCATAAGCAAGGCAAAACCAGTCTTGAAGTGCTTTGAAGGTCCAGCAAGCATAGTCAAGCCGGGAGTGATACCACCATCAACGCTACCAGATAAAGCAACGTTGATCATAGGAACAGAAGTCGGGATCATATCTTTTTTAAGATAAATCTTGCTGTTCTCTAGTGTATCAGTAAGATCAATCTTACTGTTTTTTATTAGTCTTTCTTTTAACGACACTCTTTTCTCCTTTAAATATATCATTATTCATCTTAAGAATACCACCAGCCGGTTTAGTTGATTTCCTAGGACGGCCCCTTTTGGGCTTACTAGATTCCGCAATACCAATGTTTGCTGCAATGAGTAGCAAAACTGCAAGCGGGTCAAACACAAGAACGATGATGATAATTACAATACGAATTGCACTCTCAAGTTGTTCTTTGCTAGAATTACTACCATAAATTAGATCAGAAATAAATTTAATTGGACCGATTTCTGAATTCACCTTGGCAGTTTCTAGAAGATAAACAGATTTGTCTTGTTGAAATTGTTGAATTTTATCAAGAGAACTGTTAATGGTTTCTTCCAGAAGTGCCCTTTGTTCAGCTTGTGCTTCTCTTACTGCGATTGCACCTTCCGGGCCACGGATTCGCTGAGCTTCCGTCAGAACCTGAACAGCGGAGTCTAGTTGACTCACAACAGTTTCTGCGTCAGCAATACGCTTTTCTTCCCTTGCGATATTATTATCAATCTGTTCAATAAAAATATCGTTGTTTGCAACGGAAGATGTTTGTTCTAGGTGTGCATTGGAAAGAAATCCAAAGATACCCATGCTTGTAATAAACATAAGAACAAGAACAACACTGGTAAGATAATACTTCAAAGCAATGCTGATCTTGCTCCAGTTGTTATAAAGCCAGCTTGCAGTAGTAAGCTTACCGACTTCAAGAACAACGCCCATCATAATTACAGGAATTAGTGCCCCAGCGAAAATCTTTGTGAGACCAACGATAGAGTAATATCCTGCAACAGAAGAGATAGATAGTGCAACAATAAGTGCAATATAATTAATCATGCCTCATCCACATATTTTTCGATTTTATTCATAAACTTTTGAATTTTTTCTACTCGGTTAGGCCAAAGGATATATTCCTTGTCGGGGTCTTTTGCAAGATTCTTTAACAAGGGCATAACCATGTCCTTCAACTCCACCAGTTTAGCACGCCATTGCTCTTCTGTCAATACCGCCTTTTGGTTACTTTGTTCGATTTTTTCCTTGATGAACTGGTTATTTTCTTCAAGCTCTTGTTCTGTTAAAAGGCTAAAGCCAAAGTCGTCGTCTTCGTTTATAATCATATGTCTACCCAAAAAAACTTTCTAGTGTTGATCTTTTCTCTGTTTCCCAACCGATGATGTTGGTAACAGACTTTACTGGTTCTAGGAAACATTTTTTGAATTGCATATCTCTATCAATAAACCTATCCAATCCAAGTTCATCTGGCAACGTGTCAGGTGCCGCAATAACGGTATCTTGGATTATGTTAGGCAGTTTCAAATATGCAAATCTAATCTTGTCTCCGTTCTGGATTGGAGGAATATTTATGTTGCCCAATTTCTTCATATGATGATTGAACAACAGCGCACCTTTTACATGAATCGGTGTGCCCTTCTTGTAAATAGAAGAAGAATCCCTGTATTTTTCAAGACCCTTCACACCACGCGGAAACGAGATTTCTTCAAATGGCAGAGATAGGAATTTCTTTTCAAAGTCAGCAATG